GTGTATGTGTAGGCGTGTAGGCGTGTAGGCGTGTAGGCGTGTAGGCGTGTAGGCGTGTGGTCCTGTGGTCCTGTGGTGTGGTTAATTACATACTAATGTATGTTAAGTACGTGAGAAGTGCGAGAAGGGTACGTGATAAGGTGCTAATTTTTAGGGTGTTACGTATTTAGGTAGGGCGTTTTACGGTTTTAATGTTTTTAGTCACGGACTTTTGTAGTTTTTGACGTTTTTTGGCGTGGATTGGGTACGGTTTAAGGGGTTTTAGCGTATAACGGCTGCAATTGACGCGCCTGCATACGGTATGTACGTCTCAAGCATCTACGAACTTTTCGTAGTACGGTCAACCTACATACAGCCCTTCCACACGACCGACGAGGGCGAACGGTATCAAACAACAACAAGGCACGTGTAAACGGTTGAACGTCAGTACCTTAGTGACAAATTACGTTTTTTCGCTTGCACGGCACGGCAGCCCCCAGTCACAGCCTACGGTGAAAAAAGGGCTAACCCTCTAAAGTACGTGTTTTTTAAGGTAAAAACGTACCAAAAGTAGTACTTTTTACGTGTTTTCTGACCTATTGGACGGAGTTTTACCGTGAAAACGTACGGAGTTATAAGGTCGATACGTGAAATTTTTTAAAAAGGTGACCCCTTATATGTTACTTTTGGTGTCAAATCACACGTTAAAACGTGCCACATGTTATCAAAAAATAGGCATGTAACGGGACAACTCAGCCACGTTTTAAATCTTGTCCCATAGCTTGTCCCATTCTTGTCCCATCGTAAAGTGTTGATTTTCAATCATTTAAGTCGTTATGGGACAACGGGACAAGATTTTTTGCTATTGCGCCAAATTACAAGATTTTATTTTTATTTTTATGGCTAAAAAGAAAATATTTTTATTTTTTTTTCGCTGTATTTTTTACGCTATAGTAAACCTTTGTCCCGTTGTCCCGTTGTCCCATAGACGGCTAAAATCAAGCTCAAAACACTGATAATCAAGCACTTAACACTACCTACGTTATGGGACAAGATATGCCAAAACGGGACAAGGTATCGAAAGCTGTCCCATTACTTTGTCCCAAAATCATAAAATTTGCCCCTTTCTCGCACCGTAAAACGCCTAACACCTACAAACCTATTCAACGTACCACATTACACAACGTACAAACCCTAACACCACCCCACGCAACCCACCAGACCCCACGCCCAACCGAACCAGCACAGACCACCAGATACCACGTGACTGTTAAAATAGGTTAATGGTAACACCTACCAACGTATTTTTGCTATATTTTTGGGTTCAAAAAGAATACAATTATTTACGCACACGCACAAGATAGATTACGTCATGGCAGATTACACACAAATAATAGTACGTGAGGGGCTGGCACAGCTTTACTCACCCGACCAACTCTTGGTTAAGTTCCATGAGTACGTTGATTACATGCGTTCTGGTGGCGGTGTCATCTGGACAACACAGTTAATACGTATCAAGGACGGAGCTAAACTTTTCCAAGTACCGAAATACGCACCGTTAAGTACGAAAGGGTTTTGCCTTTACGTAAGAATGTCGCACGCAACTTTTTTGAACTATACAAATGAGAGTTCACCCACGTACGCAGAATACAACACGGTAGCCGAGTATATATGTGACGCTTGCGCAGTCGACATATTTAACGGTGCAGCCGTAGGCATATACAATGGAAACTTAGCAGCAAGTATGATACGTAAGAACTTCGGTATTCAAGAGGAAGAGGAAGCGAGAGACGCAACACGAGTGGACGCCATACGTCACGAGTTGGTGTTTACGGATTATACCGATGTTACGAACGAAGCGCTACCGCAATCAATGAACGATAACCCGGCACTACCGCCAATACCTACGTTCGAGGAAACGGGGTATGACAACAGACCGAATTATTCATCAAGGCATGACGACATGGCAGCATATAGAGAACGTAATGGAATACAACAACAGGACGATTAATTATGGCAAAGAAACAGAAGATACGTGGTGGCGGTGATTACATACCGTCGAATGAGCTTAACCACAATGGTGAGTTGAGCTTTCCTAAGTTAAGAGACAGCACGCCCGTACTCACATCGATAGCAGACTTGAAGTCGACACGTGTAGACTTACGACCGACAGTACGCCAGCAACAGTTTAGGCGAGTGAGTAAGTCGAACCAACGTCTGAACCAAGCTCTCGGAGCTAATTCAGAGTTTAGGCAAGTACGTAACAACATATCGTACAAACCTATTCTCGACATACTCGGAGAGAGCTTTCCGTTCCACCCAGAGTACTTATACGTTATTGATATAGTCACTCGGTACTATGGCGTAACTATTATCGACGTGCTGGAGTTCATAGCGGTTAAAGAGATGCTGGAGAGTAAGAAGAACACGAGTGGACGTAATGCGTTTGCTAATCGGATAGTGAACATAGAAACGTCGGCATGTGTTACGATGCTTATGTACTTATTGTACGTACAGTATAAGTGTAATCCCGTGACGATTATGCGAATGTTTGGCATCAGTCAACCATTATTACGTTCTCGGTTGGACTCGTTCGCACGTGACTACGAGAACTCACCAGCGATAAGGGCAGATTACTTAGCGTTACACGGCAGGTTATTAATGTTACAGAATACAAGTAAATAATATGGAGCAAGCAGCAAGGAATGGACGTGATATAAAAGTACCCATAAACTCGAAATACAGGGGTTTGTATGAGGGGAAAGCACGTTATAAGGACTTATGGGGTGGTCGTGGTCGTGGTGGTTCGCACACGGGCACGGATTATTTTATATATCTAATCACCAGACCAGCGTATTTTCGTGGGTATCTACTACGTTATACCTCGTCTGATATACGGTTGTCGTTGTATCAAGGATTGAAAGACCGTATACGTCAGAACGACAGTATAAATTTAAAGGACTTTGCGTTTAATGAGAACCAGATGGCGGTTAAGTACCTACCAACAGGTAATATGATATTCTCGAAAGGTGTGGCGAAAGATAGTGGACGTACTGCTGCGATGAAATCGTTAGAGGGTGCAACACACGTGCTTATTGAGGAAGCCGACGAGATACCAGAGTTGGAGTTCGACCAGATGGACTTATCACTACGTACTATGGAGGCTTCGGACATCGAAATCATACGTATCTTCAACCCACCGTCAAAGCTACATTGGATATGGCGTGACTACATACTTGAGGACTTTATAATCCCAATCGGTGGTATCAATCAGACGTTCTATCGTGCACGACCTAAGGCGGAGAGCGGCATCATGTCGATATGGGGAACGTATTATGACAACTTGAGGAACATACACCCTACCACTATAAAGAAGTTTGAGAGTTTCAAGATTACGAACCCAGAGTACTACTGGACGGTTATACGTGGTTACATCACTGACGGAGCGAGAGGACGTATCTATAACGGCTGGCAGTTCATATCGTCAGAAGTATTCGAGAGCCTAGACTTGCCATACGTTTATGCGATTGACTTCGGGTACTCTATCGACCCTAATGCGTTGTTGAAGATAAAGTATGAGGGTAATAAACGTTATTGTAGGGAGCTTATTTACAGTCCGCACATGGACAACGTAATGTTAGCTAAACGCATGCGTGACGTAGGCGTGAATAAGAATGATACTGTGATAGCTGACATGGGTAACGGTGGTGACTTACGTATAGCAGAGTTACGTAGAGGGTGGCAGCACATTGAGGGCTACCCAGACTTACGTTTCAACATACACCCAACGATAAAAGGGCAGAACAGTATAAACTTCGGTATAAACCTTGTCAAGAGCAATGAGAACTATATTACGGACGATAGTTATAACTTTGCACATGAGTACCGTGAGTATAAGTGGGCATTGGACGCAAACAAGAACCCTACGGACAGACCGATAGACGTAACCAACCACTGTATGGATGCGAGACGGTACGCAGAGCTTACAAAAGGCAGGTTATGGTAGTACGTGATAGTTAATAAAGTTTAATTTACTTGCGTACATGGAATTAAATATGTATATTTACGGTCTATAATTCAACACAGATTTTACACAAAAGTTAAATACGTATCATGGAAAACGAGGGATTAGTACCATTCCGTAACGGCTACGCCAACGAGATTTACCCGTTAGGGGAATTTTGGGATGGCGCTGGCGGTTTTGACGCGTCTAACTACCAGAACGTGTTCCACAAAATCGCTAACGGTATTAACGTACCAAAAGCTGGATTGGCACTTAATTCCCTCGAAGACTGTTACAATGCGTACAAGGCTTGCGCACCATTAGGCGCAGTAGTCAACCGTATTGCGGAAGCTCTGATGAATGGTAAAATTAAGATTGTTAATAGTTTGGATGAAGACGTATCTAAGACAACGAGCAAGAACGAAAAAATTGTCTCGTTACTTAGACGTCCGAACCCTATGCAGACGATGGCTGACTTCTTGAAACAGGTTGCCAAGTACCGTGCAACGTATGGAGCAGCATTCATATACGCTGCCGTGCCAGCAGGATTTACTAAACTTACGGACGCTATGAACATATGGGTATTCTCACCTCTAGAGGTAGACGTACAGTACAAAGATAGTATCTACCTAGCCCAGAAGCCAGAAGACCTAATCGAGAAATACGTTATCACACCAAAAGTAAGCGTTAAAAGCTTCGAAGCGAAAGCGTGGCAAGTACTACCGATATTTGATACGTCAGAAGAGACGTTAAGCGTCACAGGTAAGCCAGACGGTGTACGTATCAAAAGCCTATACTATGACATACGTAATATATTGCAAGGTCAGGAAGCGATTTATAGCTTGAACTCTGACAGGGGCGCACAAGGTATCATCAGTAACGAAGCTAAGGACGCACTCGGTTTCGTGCCAATGACACCAGAGGAGAAGCAAAACTTGCAAAACAGATTTAAGTCTAAATACGGCTTACGTAGAGACCAAGACAAGGTCTACGTTACGGACGCCAGCGTAAAATATACGCCAATCGGGTTCAACGTAAAAGACCTTATGCTACATGAGGGGCTACGTGGCAATATAATGGCGATATGCGACCAATACAATTACCCGTTCGATTTATTGTCGAGCGAAAAGGGTAAGACAGCAGCAGACAAACGTACTGCAATGTCGGGTCTGTATCAAGATAACATTATCCCGTTGGCTGACGACATTTCGGCAAAGCTTACCCTGTGGTTCGGTATGGACGTAGACAACGAATTAATAGTAATCGACTACTCGCACTTACAGATTTTCCAAACAGGTAACGTAGAACGGAACAACGCATTACGACAACTCGTACAAGCGCTACACATTGTATATAACGGTGACGTAATTACACGTGAAGAGTTCAGGCGAACAGCAGGGTATGCAGCCGAAATACCAGAAAAGGAGACGTTAAAGTCCGCTACCAATGCCCCTAAAGAGAGAGATGACATACGTATAACAACATCATAACAAGCAATCATGTTCAATACAAAAGCTTTAAAAGAGCGACAACATACAGGGCTGTTCCGTAAAAGGTCAGCAGGAGACGTACAAGACCGTATCAAGTCCCTAATCGAGAACGTAGATGGTGTTAAGCGTTACATACTAGTCATAAAGTTTGCTGACTATAACTCTATTGACGACAGCAGGGACAAAATGGTTCAAGGCTGTTTCAACAGTAGCTGGGAAAAGTCAAAAACGTCTAACCGTAAAATCGGCTTCCTATGGCAACACGACCGACACGACCCTATCGGACGTATTATTGATTTTTGGGATGACGAGAATGGAGCGTACGTTAAGGTACAGTTATCCGATTTCGACGCAGTACCGAATGCAAAACGCACATGGTATCAAGTCCAAGACGGTACGTTAAACCAAGCAAGCTTCGGCTACCGTTACAATTGGAGCGCTACTAAGTACGTTGCTTCGGAACAAGAGGGCGAAGACGGTCACTTCTTAGTAGGCGAGGTTATACTACGTGAAATCTCAATCGTTACGTTCGGGGACAACGAGAACACCGAAGTTGTATCTTACGAAGAGGTGCAAAACGAGATGGTCAAATCGATTTTTGGACGTGACAACGTTAAAGCAGCTATGTTTGGCATAGGTGACGAAGCAGTGGATACGTTCTTGAAGTTACAAGGAATAGAAAAAGGCGAAAGCACACCTATCAAACGTGGGTTGTTCGGACGCTAACACTATAATAATAATCATAAACAAATTTTTAAAATGAAAGCAACAAATTTTCTAAAATGGTTTGCACGTATAGCGTTAGTTTGTCTGACGTTGTTCGTGGGCGTTACCGCACTTTACGCAGGTAACTCGTTGGTGGATGTCGTTACCGTAGCTACGTTAGCAACAGCACCGTTCGCGTTCGTACTTCCCGATGCGATAAAAAGTAAAATGACCAAAGAGGAGCAAGAGGGTATTAAAGAGTTGGGCGACCAAATCGCAACGTACTTATCGAAGCAGGAACGTGGTGAACTCGACCAGAAAGACCTAAATGAAAAGGTCAAGTCTGCGTGGGACAATCACGCCAAACTCTACGGTATCGAACAGGACACGTTAAAATCCTTACAGGACACGTTAAAAGCACAAGGTATCGAAATCAGCGCCTTAAAGGAAAGTAAACGTGGTAAAGAGTCTTTTAAATCGTTGGACGAACAAATCAGCGATTGGGTTAAGTCACAAGACTATAAAGACAGTTTGATTAAACGTCAACCCTCAACTCTACACGTGAAAGCTGCCACACCGTTCTCGGTACGTGCTACCTCTATGGGTACTACTACTGGTTTGAACCCTGCATTTACGGCTGCGCCAGAGTTGTTTAGAATTGACGTTGACCGTACGATTAACTCTGCGCCAACAGAACGTAACTTCCTGTTCGACTTGTTCTGGAAAGGTTCGACCGATAGTACGATGATTGTATTTTTCAACCGTGTTAACAAACAAGGGGGTGCGGTAATCACACCAGAGTTTGGCGTTAAACCGTTAATGAGTTGGGAATACGAACGTGAAACAGCACAGCCAATAAAAATCCCCGTAAGCGTGAAGCTTTCAACGGAGATGATGAATGACGCATCGTTTATCGCTGGTGAGATACGTACAGTAACTACGGAAGAACTTTGGACAGTAACAGACAAAGCAGTACTTGACCACGTAGAGGGAATGTCTACTGCGTACTTAGGTACAGGTCTGGACAACAAAGTACCAACGCCTAACAACGCTGACGCTATACGTGCTGCTGTACTGCAACTTCGTAACTTGAACCACTATGCAGACGTATTGCTTATCAGTCCTACGGCAAAAGCTGAATTGGACTTGACCAAAAGTTCTACGGGTAATTACATGAAACAAGAAATCGATGCAATCCTTAAAGGTTTACGTATCGAGGAAAGCACGAAATTAGACGAGGGCGAGTTCATCCTTGCTGACTCACGTAGAGTGAAAGTGAAAAACAAAGGCGGTGTAAGTATCTCAACTGGCTGGGGCGTGAACGCTGTTGCTGGCGGTGGTTACAAGTCTGACTACGAAATGAATGCGGTAACTATGATTGTTGAACACGAAATCTACGTATATCACAACACTATCGACGAGGTAGCAGTGGTACGTGATACGTTCGCAAACGTAAAACTTGCACTTTTAAAAGCATAATCCATTCACAACAATAACCTCACACTACGTAACAGTGGTGTGAGGTTCTAACACCAAAAAGTCATGAGTACATTAGAAAACAAAGAAGACAAAATGTTGGACGTAAAAAAGTCTAAGACTGTTTACGTAACAGAAAAAGGCGCGAAAGATGGTAGCTTCACAAAAGGTCAAGCAATTGACGTGTCACTGCCAGTAGCTGAAAAGCTAATACGTTCGGGTAAAGCAAGTTTAACCCTAGAGGTCGAACCCGTAACACCCAACCCATTTGATAAGAAGAAGTAACAACAATTAATACGTAAGTACTCATGTTCATCATAGACGAAACATATTTTACGGGGGAGATTTCCATACCCAATTTGCCGACATCACGTATAGGTGAAACTTTTGCGGACTTCGGCATGGCAAAAATGATGCAAACCGTAGGAGAGAATAATCTTCTCGTTTTTGTTGACAGTAAAACAACAGAGTACTTACGTATTTTTTTCGGTGAAGCTTTTGCAAGTAAACTAGAAGAAGCTTGGTTCGACTACGTAGAGTGTACCGAGTACATCGAAACAGAGTTAGCCGTAATTGATAACGACACCCCACGTAACACGTGGATAACTCTACCTGACGTAGCGGTCGACATTACGTTTAGTGAGTTTAAAGTAAACGACGAAGTACCGACAAAGGAAAAAACGTTTGGCAAGTTCAAACGGTTGACATTCATGGACGGACAAGTCGAGATACGTGTATCGAGAGACGAGACGTTTGAATATCGGGTTAAATCAGGGGTAGACTTCAACGAGCCTATTACGGTTAAAGAACGCCATAAAACAGACACGCCATCGGACGTTATACGTAGACTGATAAACCAATTAATTGGTCACGATGGTAGCAACAAGGTAAGCCCTATTGCAAATTACGTATGGTTCCACGTGAACAGGGATGCAGCAAACGGCACGACCACGATGGGCGAAGCTGACTTGAACTTCTCACGTGCATCCAATGCATACGAAGCAGACAAGCGTATTAAGTTGAACTCAATGAGGAATAAACAGATACGTGCGTGGAATGGTATGGTCGCTCAAAACTTACAACTTATCGCGTACGTTACACACAACATCGCGGAACTACGTGCAGAGGGGGTAAATCTCTCAAGGGCACGGGAACTATTATCGACTATTAACAGCTTTAACATGTAGCCATGATAAGTCACGTAGATATAATGGGCGCTCTTGTTTACAGGACACGCCAAGCATTGAACAAGATACCAGAGGGTAAAACGCACACTGATTTTTTCGTGAACGCTGCAAGTAAGTACAAGTATTACGAAGCAGTTTTTGACGCCCCTAACGTAATGCACTTATGGCACTACGCTGGCACGGAGTTGGAAATTAAAGAAGCGTTCGAGATAATCGGAAAAGACCCTCAAGCAGCATCAAAGCTGTTCCCGTGTATTATAAACTACCAAAACGTAGTAGAGACGCACGGAGTAGGCGCTGACGGCTTAGTTCAGTTGGATTACGATTTAGCGATAACGTGTTTAGTTGACCACAAGTGGACAACAGAGCAACGTAACAGAAACGCACACGAAACAATCTTAGAGCCTATTTACGACGAGTTTATGCGCCAAGTACGTAAGTGTGGCTGGTTTCAGTTCCCTATGGAAGGCATGGACTTTAGACGTATGAAAGTATTCACTACGGGTAGTTCTATGCATCGAGCGTTAAGTGCCAACTTCGGATGGTACGTAGATTTAATCAGTATAGTGGATTTACGTCCACACTTGAAGCCAACACTTTGCGACGTTACAATCGAGCAGATTAAACGTGAAGCAGAGCTGGTCACAGAAAACATTATAAAAACAGTATAAAATGAAAGGTCAAATGATAGCAAGCTGCGGTAATAAAGCAGCTTTTACGGGTTTAGGCTCATGCGCACTTTTCGAGAGTACACCAAAAGCAATCATCCTTACAACGTACGACTTTGTAGTTCCAGCAGGAACAGCGAACGTGGGTGAGTACTTACGGACACAGGCATTAGTACCTATGGACAGTAAGGTGTACCCGTTAATGGAAGGGCTTGTAAACCTCGAACCTAGTGGTGGTGACGTACGTACGTCGCAAGAGGGTTTCGGGGAAAGTTCAGTAAACGGTCACAACCCGTACCAAGAGATACTTACGTTCACCAAAGGTGGGCTGTGTATGCTTAAAGAGTTGTTGAGCTTACACGGTCAACAGATGAGAGTGTTCTTTGTAGATGACAATAACGTAGCGTACGGTACTACTGACGAAAGCGGCAATATCTTCGGGTATAACGTAACCATCGGGGTGCACAGACGTAAGAACGTAGGCACAACACCTGCTGCGATAATTGTAACGCTGTTATACAGCAACAACAACTACATGGAAATACGTAATATGACATCGTTCGAAGTACCGTCAAACCTTAAAGGGGTAAGACGCATTCACGCTAAGATTTTCGCTTATAGTGGTGGCGTTGCACCAAATTACGTCCCTACACTTTACGTAAAGTATTACACTGCATGCTCTGGGATTGACATATCAAAAGAGTTCCTAACGTATATGAATGAAATAACGGATGGGGACACAGCAGAATTGTTACAGTTACTAAAGGGGTACACCTCAAATACTGACACAGATACGTTATTGACAGCGATTGAAGCGTTCGCCTACGCCCACGATTTTAGCTACCTTATGATAGGTGTAGATGACGGTGTTTGGTTACAGAGCACCAACCCAGCAGCGAAGCAGCCACGTATTGCGTTACACGTACCAAGTTACATGCCAGAGCCAAACCTATTAAACGGGCTAGCTCATTTCGGTTTCGGTGTAGACGGTGAACTTTATTAAACGTAATAATATGAAACAGAGAATAGCACAAGACAGCGGACAAACAGTCACTGTAAAGTCAAACGGTCGTACGTTAGGCATACGCATTGCAGGTGTACTTAAAGCAGGTACAGCCGAGCAAGCAGTAAACACGTTACGTCACGGTATCGTAAGCGCAATGTTCCCTACGGGTATTCCCGTATCTTTTAACGAAGCACTGACAGCGTCAGTAGCTGACATCTTTAACAGTTATGAGTTTGAACCAGTAATATCGGAGGACGTAGAGAATGATACTGAGAACTAAAAAAGTTATTATGGCTGTACCAAAGAACCTTACAGAACAAGGCTCAAAGGAAGCAGCCATCGAGTTTCTAAGTACTAAGCTACGGAAAATTTACCGTACGGACGTATTATCGAAAGAAGATACGGACGCTATCGAAGCAATCGTGGCTGACATCGAGTTCCCTACGGTTACACCCGTAGCAACGGAGAAACCAGTAGCCAACGCATTTAAACGTAGTAAAAACAACCCTGTGCCCGTTGAAACAGAGCAAGTCCAAACAGTGGACGTTCAACCAGAGACGGACACACAAAATAATTTATAAACATGAAAACATTATTTTTAAACGGTACGTGTGAAAACGTACTTGCAGCGTTCGGCAAAGAAACGTGTGCGTCTTTCAAAGGGCTACCGAAAGGTTTTTTGTTCTCGGAAGCCGACTTCAAATTACCGATGGAAGGTACGTTCTATGACGAGTACGGTGTGTCTCTCGGTACAGCGTTGGAAGTATTCAATGACCTCGTGCCATTCACGACAGCAGGACGTCGTCCACAGGTGATGGCGTATTACCCTAACGTGACCAACATGGAAACGAGTGGCGGTGATGTGCGTACCTCGCAAGAAGGCTTCGGTGGCATTATGCCAAACGGACGTAACGCATTCTCGGAAACGTACACTATCATTGACGGTGGTGAATGCTTGTACAAACAACTTATCAAGTTGCAAGGTCGTGAGCTACGTATGTTCAAGATTGACGACCAAGACGTACTCTTCGGTGTACTCGATAAAGCCGACAACTTGAAAGGGTATGCCGTACATATCGCTGTAACCGAAAGGCCGAATAACGGTTCGAACGTTGGTGCTATCATCTTGAACGTGTACTACACTGCCGATTACCAGAAAGAACGTGAACGTGAAGTTGCAATCTCTCTCGGTGACGAGATTAAAACATTACGTGTGCTCACTATCAAAAACGGTGTAGCTAATGTGACGCGCTATTTCCAAATCGTTTATGCTTGCAGCGGACGTAGTATCACAGCAGGAAACCCGGATTTAGCATCTCAAATTATGGACGGGCAAAATAGCCATCTTCCTGTGATTGATTGGGATGGACGTATAGAACTTGCCTTTAGCGCCATAAACCTTTCTTACGACGTCCTCAATGACGCTTTTCTTCAATCTTATAGTAACGGTACACATCTACGTGTTGCAGAAGACCTTTCCGCTGCGTCAACACAATCCGAACAGACGGCTTTCCTACGTTATTGTGTAGGTGCTGACGAGTATAAGCTAGTAGAAATCGCCTAACAACGTAAGTCATGACGGTTGACGAAGCACTAAAAAAAGCAAAACGTTTTGAGCGTAGGTGGTTACAACACCTCGCTCTGACGTTACGCAATAACCGTAGGTACATACTGCAAATGCAACGTGACCAGTTACTTGCAGGACAGGACAATCTCGGTAATCCTTTACGTCCCACCTACCAGAACGACCCGTTCTTCAAGACACCCGAAGCAATGGAAAAGTGGGTGAGGATAAAAAAGGAACGTGCAGCGTATCACGAGGGCTTGAAAAAGCACAACTTTGGCGTTAAGTCCAGTGACACCCCAAACTTAATCTTCACGAAACACGGCAAAGGACGTTTTCAAGGTAAGCTAAGGGCGGACATAACCGCAACGGACTTGAAGATTTACAGTACGTGGTCAAGAGGTAAGAACGTAGAAAATAAATACCCTACGGCTCTGGGGCTACAACAAAAGGCGTTCAACATAATATGGGAAAACGTAGCAAAACGAGAGATTATCGACCTATGGTATAATATGAAGTAAACACGAAATGGTATGAGTTGCAAGACATGTAATCAACCTGTAATCAGTCCATCGACAGCAAACGTAAAAAGCGAATTACAGAAAGTGTATGAGCTAGCTGCACGTGAAGCCGAGAGCGACCAAAAGGTATTTGTAGTAGTAGAACATAACGGGACGTATTTCCACGAATGTTGGGAATGTCGAAAAAAGAACAAAGAACAAAATGGAAAAGTCATTGCCTACGTTAGATAAAACGGTAATTAAAGGGAGTATTTACGATATTACTTTCGGAGAGTACGTTGAACTTGCGCTAGGCAATTTCCGTATTCTGACGTCTGATGAAACTATACCAGACGAAGAGTTGACCACGATACGTCAAATCATATTAGCACAGTTTGCCGAAGCTACGGGAGACTATAACTTTATAGCCACGATGCAAGCATCAGCGAAGTCAATGAAACTCGGTTTAAAGTTACTAGGTCTTACGTTATCGGAAAAACTTCTCACGGTGATGTACTCCCCCGAAACGTGGGGTTTCCTGCAAGAGCACGGCATCATCTCGAAGTCAGCACGTTACCCGTCATCCATTAAAGAGGTGGAAGACGCAGTGTCACGTATTAAAAGCGAAATCAGCATAACCAAGATAGACTTAGCCGAACTCGAAGCGATAGAAACTAAGTCACGTGAAAACGAACCAGAACGTACAGAAAACGACATACGCTCTGGGTTCACCAAATTACTAGCTAGCGTATCACAATACGTTAAGTTCAGCGTAACACACGAAACGAACTGCGCAGTAGTCGCAGAATACGTTAATCGTTTAAGGAAGTATCAAGAAAGCCAAGAAAACAATAAGTAATCATGTCAGAACAAAAAATCGCGTCTTTCGTAGACGCTAAAGCGATAACGGACATACAGACGTTAGTAAAAGAGTTGGAGAACGCACAACGTGCATTCGCCCCACTAATGAACGAGATACGTGAGACATCCCGTACTATGGGTGCGTCTAGTAAGGACGTAACCAAAATGATTGAGGTTTTCGCAAAGTACAATGAACTGTTACGTAGAGGGAAAGACGAGGGAGAGAAGTATAACGCAATCGCAGCGCAGAAGAAACGTCTCGAAGAACAACTAAAAAACCTCGACATCCAAAAAGCCGTAGAAATTGAAAAGCTCAAAGCGAAAGTTACGGCACTCACGGCAGCAGCACAACACCAATTACACGTACAAGCAGCAGCATCGACAGGTACACAAAACGAGATACGTGCAAAGATAGGTTTACGCGAACAAACACGTAGGCTTGTACTCGAAATCAAACGTCAACTCGACATCGAACGTGGTGCTGTCACAGAGGGCAAGAAATCTGAAATGACATACCGTGCTAAGTCTGCATTATTAGCACAACTACGTGAAGCGTTTAAAGACGCAGGACGTGCAGCCCAAAAGGAACTCATCCCACAGATACGTGCTTTGGATAAAGAGCTTAAAAAGATTGACCGTTCACTCGGCATACATACACGGGACGTAGGTAATTACGGTAGAATGATGACGTCGTTAATACCCGGACTTTCACGTTTCAATACAGGCTTCGGTGCAATGGGTATCGCAGTTATGGGCGTTGTTGGTGCTATTGCGGCACTATCGAACGCAATCAAATACGGTTTTGGCGTTATCAAAGAGTACGAGCAAGCTAATGCTGACCTCGCATCTATTATGATGACCACAACACGTAACACACAAGCGTTACAGGAGCAATCAATGAAACTCGGTTTAACCACCGAGTACACAGCGTCACAAGTTACGTTAGCCCAAACAGAGTTAGCAAAGTTAGGTTTTGGTCAACAGACTATACTTAACATGACGCAATCACTGTTAGGTTTTGCTACGGCTTTGGACGCATCACTACCAGCAGCAGCGAAGTTAGCAGGTCAAACACTACGTGCTTTCAACCTATCATCCTACGACACGGAAGGGGTGCTCACAATGATGGCATCAGCAGCGAACAAATCAGCAATGGACTTTGCTTTCCTCGAACGTTCTATGGCGATTGTTGGCGCATCGGCATCGGTTGCGAAAGTACCGTTACGTGACACCCTAGCACTGTTAGGTACGTTAGCTAACTCTGGTCTTGACGCATCACGTGCTGCAACAGCACTACGTAATATATTCCTTTACTTGTCTGACGACACTAAGAAATTAGGTAAGGCACTGAAAGGCACTGAAATGAACGCAGGTAGCATCTCTAAGGCATTTACCCAGTTACGTAAAGAGGGCGTAGACCTTGCGGATATGTTCCAGTTAACGGATAAACGTGCGGTGAACGCGTTAGCAGTATTGATACAGAACTCGGAGCAGATAGTGAGGTTACGTGATAATATCACAGACCTTACAGGCACTCTGGATATGTTACGTGCAACACGCCTTGACACCGTAGAGGGGGAAATAAAACTCTTGAAGTCAGCGTGGGATAACTTCTGGCTTTCGTTCAAGGAAAGTACACCCATAGTACGTGACACGTTATCGTGGATAACGCAAAAACTCGGAGAGCTAGGACGTTGGAGAGAAAAACAAGGTCAAGCACGTGAAAGTAGTAGTACTTACGGAACTGACTTCGTAGACCAAAAAGCTATTGAGACGTATTTAAAAGCACAAGATAAAAGGTTACGTGACGCAGCCCAAATCTTCCGTGACGCACAAGGTAAAAGTTTCGAAGAAGCTGATGCAGCGTATAAGAACCTACTTAAAGTACAAGCCGATATACGTAAAGAAGCCGAAGCAAGCTTCCGTCAATCCCAAACTCATGTAATTAATTACAGTAAGCAGATAGAAACATTAAACAAGGTAGCAGGTAACAACAAGGAGAAGAAAATCGCACGTGATTTAACGGGGCTATATGAAACGTTGGGTGTATCATATAAACAGCTAAACACGTATTCAGCAGCTTCAAGCGAAGCCCAACGAATGATAAACTCTGGGACGTTAGATACGGAGCAAGTAAAGCAGTGGCAAGCGCAACAGCAACTAGCAGAAAAACGTAAAGCAGCAGCGCAAACACGAATTGCAGAGCTACACGAAAAGTTGGAGGAAACGTACGATGCGGCTATTAAGGAGAGTGGTTGGAAAGTAACCGATTTCGCAGACCCTAGCAAGTGGTTATCTGGTGGCGTTTTCGGGGATGCCTTCAGAGCAATGTCAGGTAATAAAATCTCGCCAGAGTTCGCCAAAGCAGCATACGACCAACGTACAAAAGCAAGGTGGGGTCAAGGTAATATGATAACCGAAGAACGTAAACTCACAGGGGTTAATGACTTGATAGACGAAAGTCTACGTATTAACACAGAGGGAGCAGTGGAGGGAGCTAACTACACACCGCCGTCAAAAGAAGGCGGTAGGTCAAAAGCTCAACTCGACGCAGAACGTAGAGCAGCACGGGAGCAAGCGTTAAGCGACGCAGAAGCGTTAGCAGCGTTCACGATTAAAATCAACGAACTCAAAGAAGCAGCAAGCAGACTACGTATGTTCTACGAAGAGGATAACGAATACTGGGACTCACGTAACGAAGCGGTAAAGGAATACACCAAGATACTCAAAGACGTTGCACAGCTTGAAATGCAACGTAAAGACCAAGACATCACACAAAAGATAGTTAAGGAGAATATCGGTATCACGGGTAAGGTAGTAGACCCTAACGTAATAGACCCTATTACTGGTGAAGCCCAAACAGACGCACAGAAAGCTACGCTCAACCAACGTATGGCTAATTACAAAGCGTACCTCACGAATGTAGCCGAGTTAGACCGTAATGCAGCAAAAGCTTATGAACGTATAAACGACCAGATGGTTAAGTGGGAAGAAGAGAGTATCAAAGATAGACTTAAACTTTTCCGAGAGGGGCTAGAACGTAGGCAACAAGAGGTTGAAACCGATAGGAAAAAGCAACTTGAAATCAGCGCACGTTTATACCGTAAAGGTTCGCTTAACGAAGCAGGACTTAAAGAGGAAGACGCGAAGACCAACGTACTATTCGATGAACGTTCGGTAGAACAAACAAAGCTGTACTACGAAAGTTTCGTAGAAAGGCTAGATTTACCCCAGACGTTAAAGCAAGCAATACAGGACAGCTTCGATAAGTTCTTAACAGAAGAAGCGCCACAGATGACGTCTGCGTCGAAAGCCGCATATGAACGTGAAACAGGACGTACATATTCGGGTACAGCTAAGAAAGGCGGTACGTGGTTCAGGCGTATTTTCGGTACAGGGACAAAACGTGATGAAGCAGGAAACATTGACGAAGCTGCGAGTACTAGCGGTGTAGCGGAAGTGGGCAAAAAGCTAACAAGTGCGTTGAACCTACAAGAGGTTAAAATGGTCGAACAGTTGTACGGTCAAATGATGGACGTTGTATCTGGTTTCTATGACCTAGAGATACAGAAGATAGACGAGGTTATGGCGAAAGAACGTGAGAGGTATGAAGAGCAACAGCGGTTACTCGACCAGAGCTTAGAACACCTCACGGACAACTATAACGCAGGACTGTTAAGCGAAGAGAACTTCGAAGCGCAACGTAGGCAAAACGAGATGGAGAAAGAAGCCCTCGCAAAGAAACAAGCAGCAGACGAAAAGAAACGTGAAGAAGAAAAACGTAAGTTGCAAGTACAACAAGCGAAGTGGAACAAGGCAAACTCCATAGCACAAACGGTAATGAGTACCGCACAAGGCGTTGCTTCGGCTCTGACAGTTATACCGACACCCGTAGGTTTAATGCTTGCATCAACCGTTGGTGCTATTGGTGCAGCGCAAATTGCGTTAATTGCAAGTCAACAGATACCGAAGTATGCACAAGGTACGTCTGACCACAAAGGCGGTCTGATGATGGTCGGTGATGGTGGTGTATCCGAGTACGTAGTAACCCCAGACAACAGGGTAACAGTTACGGATAATAAGCCGATGTTCATGGACGCACCAGCGCACACGCAAGTATTTAAAGACGACAACGCTTTCTTAGATTACCTATTTGAGAAGAACTTGAACGTAGACCGTAAAGGCGAAACGATTATAAACAACATAAACGTCGACACCGATTACATGGAACAGCGAAAGCTTTTACGTAGTATCGACAGACGTTTATCGTCACAATCGGAAAACGAAAAGTACAGATTAAGATACATAAGACATAATAAATTATTTGACCAATGGTAGGCGTAACGTTAAACATAGAAAAAGCAAGGTTATTCTTGACCACTCAATATGTGAGTGGTCTTGAAGTGACCACGTTAGTGGACAACTGGAAAGACTGGCAAGTTGTGGTAAAACGTGACAAGTTATCTGCCACAGCTAAAGAAACCACTTTTCCATTCAGATTTGTACGTGAAGCCCGTGCTGCATTGAAACAGGTGTACGACACGTACTTACAGAACGGTGAAGCCACGCTGGTGTTATGGAAAGAGTGGAACGGGAACGTACCTACCGTAAGCGTTACTTACGACTTAGACTTCGGCACGTATATGCTGGATGACGACTTCGTAGAGATAGCGTGCAGGGAGCAGGATATACGTTCTATTACGAAAAAACACGAGGGTACAGAGTATAGTGTACCTATTGCCGAAGTAGCACTAGGTAAGCACCTCAAGTATGAACGTGTAACGTTGGATAATAAGCTTGTAATGCGTAGAGCGAATTTTGCGTACCAACATAAAAGCCAATGGAATGCGTGGAGGAACTCAAGTACACGTTGGTACGGGTTCACGTTTCAAGAAGCCGACACACCCGTTAAGGATTACTTGACGTATACTGATATCGCAGACGGGGACACCGCACCAAGCGTAACAGTAACGAAAAAAGGGGTTTACACCATAGACTACGTCTCGGAAGCCGATATGGTGAACATGTCAGTGTGGGGTGCGGCAGCATGGGTAAACGCTAACAAGCAGAACACCTTTGTACGTTTCGACCTACTCGTAGGCAATAATGTGGTAGCATCTAACGCTTCCCCATGCACGTACTACGATAATGACGTGCCACAAGCAGAAACATTCCAACAGTATCTGTTAAGGGCTAACACCGTACGTAACAACCGAATGTTAAGCTGGACAGGGTTGATAGAAGCTGGGCAAGGTATAAGGGTAAACGTTACGTGGGGACTGTACGGGACACCGCCAACCTCGCCGAGTTACGGTGCGCAACTGTTCAATTTTTGTGGTGTAGGTCGATTAGAGGTGTCTTACAGAGCACGTGTAGACGAGGTATTATCGTTACCATGTACTAACTTAAAACGTTTGCTGGAGAGCCTATACGCTAAGATGGGGGTTAAAACCCCTGTAAACGTGACCGTGTCCGACACTCTTGCGCAAGATATTATATTTATACCAGCTTCGGTACTGACAAACGAACAAGAACGTAATATCACTATATCATATAGTAATCTAAAAACGTTCCTTTCCTCTATCGCATGTGCACTGCATATAGACGGTAGTAACGTGTATGTGCGACCAGTAACAGGAGCTAACGGTATATATAACCGTAACGAAGCACCTGCGTTTACGTTCAGTGAAACGGAATGCGCTGATTTGGTGATAAGTGCTGATGTCGAAAATACGTTCAGTGAAATTCGTATAGGTAATTCTGGAGCTTCCTCGTTAGAGGGTGTTAACGCTCAACGTGAGTTCAACATGGTGCAGACTTACACGTCCAATGCGAACACTAAAAACTCACTAGACCTTACGTCATCGGTAAGGACTGACAGCATAGGTTTTGAGTTTAGTATAGTGAACAGTCGTATGAATAAACGTAAGTCTAGTAGCAACAACAAAGACCTCTTCGCTGTGCACGTAGAAGACAATGGTAAAGAGTTTGTCGTACACCCTACCGAAGTAGATTACTTGCCTTCGGATATGTTCAACGGTGCGCTATCTCCACAGGCGCTTATACGCAGGTGGAAACCCGTATGGTCTGGCTTCGCAGACGTGTTGAAGCTTTCAGCTAATGAGAGCAACCGTATTATCGTAAACGGTATTGGCGCATGGAATACTAGCACGTACGAAAGCGGCGGAGTTTACATCCCAGAGCTGCTACCCGTGACGTACGACATAGCCACTTCAGACAATAAAGACTTGCTTACACGTGAGTGGGTGAGTGGGACAGTAGAGTTCAACTACAAAGGGCAAACGTACAAAGGGTTCGTAAACGAGGCACAGGAGAACCCGTTACTACGTAATCAGAAAGAGTTGAAGCTGACAGCCGTAGGTAGAACGATAAACTACCCTCTCGGTTTAATGTTAGACCGTGCAGCGGTCAACATAAACGGTTCACCACGTGACATGTACTTCGCAATAACCATAACAGGGATGTCCCCACAGGAGCAGTTCACGGTAAGCGAACGTCAACAGGACTTCCACTGGTTACGTGTACGTCACGTAGGGGACGACATGGAGCTACGGCTGAAAGGTGCACTCTTAGTAGAGTTAGAGGTGCTTGTTAATAACACAGGCGTAGAGCGTGTAGGTTACATCGAGTTCTCGGCACAGGGTAAAACGTTAAACGTATTGAAAGTAACGCAAGCCCCAACGTCCCAAGTAAGTTTCAACGTACCTACGTTAGAGTTATCTGATAACGGAGAGTTTACGGATAACTTGACCACGTTCACTGCAAACGTAGACGTGCAACAGCCATCGTACATAGAATGGTGGCGGAGTTTTCTAGGCTCACGTACAGTGTCAGCAGACCCTCTCATTCCGTTGTGGAACCTGCACCCACAAGTGATTTTATCTTTGGAGTTAGATTTAACAGCAAACGTAATTACTTGTTATGTTTTCGGGACATATGACATGGGCGGAACGGGTTTAAGCGACAAGTCAGCGTATGTACAGATAACACTACTAGGAGAGAACGTATTAATACCAATTGAGTTCAAAACTATATAATATGATACTATTAGACAGCAACATTAAGAACATAGGGGACGTGAAATTTACGTGCGTCCCTTTCGGTAACTACGAGATACCGTTTTTTGCAGAACATGCATGTATCCCCGACGTAGTACTTTCGTCGGAAAACATACATTTCAGAAGTAGTCGTGAGAGGTACTACGTTTTCGTAAAACTGCATAGCTCTGTAATCGCTGGAAGCATGCGTATAAGCTTTTACGGTAAAGACGGCTGGCCAATAGGCAGCAGTAAGGCTTTGACGGTGTTATCAGTAGCAGGAGGTTTCACCACGTACTATGCGTCGATACCGCACTACACAGAGTCTCTCGCAAACGCTATATCGGAAATACGTTTAGCTAACAACTTTTCCAACACGTTAGCCAAGTCACCGATAAAACTTGTACCCTCGAAACAATGGGATAAGTACTTAACATTTAACTACTACAACTTGAGTGGTGACACGTTAGGTTTCCCGTTCAACCAGTTCAAAACCATGCACCAAGTGGACACAGGTACGCAGAACATGGGTTTAACGTACACGGTAGAGGGTGGGGTACAAATCGGAGCCACACGTTACGGTGTAGACGAAACAGGTTTCCGCGACCAAAGATATAACCCACATACGTTATCCGCCAACACTAATCGGTTAATGACATTGACCATAGGCGGTGCGAAAGGTGTACCAGAGTACGTCGGTGAAATGGTCAACAACATACTTGCATGTGACACAGTATTTCTAAACGGTAAACGTATTGCGAGGGCAGAAGGCAGCGTACCAGAACCTATATTAATCGCAAAAGGTTATCCGTACGTAAACTACTCGGTAGACGTTGAAGTTATCCCTACCGAACCAAATGTGTTCAATATCACGTCCTTGCTAGGACTTGACTAACTACTAAAATGTAATTGAAATGGAACTAATAAACGTTGTAATTAAAACGGTAAACAGTATGGGAGGTAAAATCACGCTGGCATTAACGTCGACATGGGGCTGGGCGCTATCAATACCTACGTTCGTAATGTCACTTTTCAGCAGTGACGCAATTTTTCTGACAAAAATTATATGGGTTGCACTTGCTTTTGACTTCTTCTTTGGGACGTGGACAGCAGTAAAAACCAAACGTCACATACTGTCACAAGCAATAATCGTTACGGCAATAAAATACTCGGCTTACTCGACTTTATTCTGGTTGGTGGTATTTGCGGAAAGAGGTATAGGTGATACGTGGTTGATAGCGTCAAGGAGCGTGTTCGCTTTCTGTATGGTCGCTGAAATCTGGTCTATCGTCGGACATATAGCCATAATTAACCCCAACTTGATTTTTATACGTCTGATACGTAAATTCATATCTGGCGAGGTAGCAAGGAAGTTAAACGTGACGGAAGAAGAAGCCTTACAAGTCTTAGACGGTAAAGACAAGAAAGATACCGTAACATGTAAACATAACAAACGTAAATGTGAAGGGAATGAAGAGAACATTTAAAATTGTCGTTGTCGGTGACGAAGCTCACGGCATAGACGTAAAAGGTAAAAGAAGCCCAGACGGTACACATGAAGAGTGGCGCTGGAGCAGGGAGGTATGGAAAGACGTAGTAACCTTACTTAAAGCCATAGGGTGTCCCGTAGAGCTAACGGTAAACGGTGACAGAGAGCCTGGTCGAGAGGAGAGAGTACGTAGAGCTAACGCTATTGCGAGAAAGTACCCAAACCACGTACCAATCTTTATATCATTACATAACGATGCCAGTAAATCGGACGGCACGTGGGGTACAGCGAGAGGGGCGTCCGTGTGGACATCGAAAGGTTTCACAAAAGCAGACGTATATGCAGAGCTTATGCTGCAATCACTGTTTAGGGTAGTACGTGAAACCAAGCACAGGATTTACTCACCAACGGAACATCAACGTGACTTCGAGAACGATTTCACGGTCTTAGTAGGAACGAAACAAGTACGCCCCGTATATGAAGGTATGTTGATTGAGGTAGGTTTTCAAGATAATAAAGAAGACGTGGCTGTGTTAAAGACACCACAATTCAAGAAAAAAATAGCCGATGCCCTTGTAGACGGCATCGAATTAATAAATGATTTTGTATGCAAACAAAGAAGTTAGTTACGTTAGGTTTAATAGCGATAACGTTGGTACTCTCACTAAGTAGTACCTATTATATATATCGCGCGCACGAGAGAACGAAAAAGGAGCTGCAACGGCAGTTACGTAATGTTGAGGTACTGAACAAGAACTTCAAGACGTATAAAACCGCTTACGGCAACTCGGTTATGAAAGTTCAGCAGTTACAGTACACGGTTAAGGAACTCAAAACGTACGAAACCGAATTAGTAGAACGGTTAGAACGTGCTGAGATAAAAGCTAAGCGTGTTAAGACGGTTATACAGGTCGGAACGGAAATAGTAATACGTGACACTGTGCCAATACTAACAGTAGATAGCGTAAGATGTTTCACGTACAATGACGGCTGGAACTTGATAACGGGTTGCATGGCACACGATGAAAAAGTACAACTACAAGCGGTAATTAAAGACAGCCTTGACGTAGTACCAACAATCATACCGAAACGGTTTTTATGGTGGGACGTAGGAGTTAAAGCTATCGAGGTAAACGTAATAAGCCAAAACCCGTTGACAGAATACACGTACGGAAAGTACATAGAGATAAGGAAAAAGTAATAATAGTAACGTCAAATTAAAGCACTTTAACCGTGAAGTTAAAAAGTATAAATATACTTGTAGCTTCCCGATTAAAGTGCTATTTTTGTGACGAACGAAAAAATTAAACGAAAATGGAAACGAAAAAAGCATTTATTGATTTATGGGAAACCGTAAAGTACGTAATTGACACGAAACTGGGCGAACATTACCCAGAGTTGGCACATACGGAGTTACGTACGAGATACAGCCGTACATTCCCACTACGTAGTACGATACTATACAGTTGGGGGGTTAACCCAAATATCGTGAAGAGTAACACGTTCTTCGAACGTGTTACAGGGTACACACCAGTAGAGCTTGCACTTGCAAGACACAACGGACACGTAAGAGAAAGTGTCGTTGATGGTATCATAATCATCAACGATTTAAAGCTGTGCCAGCTTACGGGTATAAACAGCGTAAACTTTACGTACTTGACAAAAGTAGATTACGAGCCTAGAAACTACAATGCCGTTGACAAGTTCATACTGCGGTGCAAATCATACGTTAATTATGGACGCACAGACTGTTGACCAATTTGGTTCTGACATTGACGTTGTAGTCAGTAAAAAAGTACTGACAGACGTTATAGGTTTAGCCGACGTTTACGGCTTCGGTTATTTACTACTGCAAAGAACACACGACACGTACAACATATGCGTACAGTACGATAAGAAATTCGAGCAACAAATAATGGCGTTCATTGAGGACGTTAATGAAATAAAACGATTAATAATTTAAAACAAACGTAAAATGAGTAAATTGATTTTAGAGGTCGAGACGTCAAATCTCACCCAACAACAGCAACAAGCGTTATTGATACTTATCGGTATGGGTGCGATAGCGTCTAAAACGGAAGACGTGAAGCCAGCAGCACCAGCACCAGCACCAGCACCAGCACCAGCACCAGCACCAGCACCAGCACCAGCACCAGCACCACCAGCACCAGCACCAGCAGCA